CATACCCCGTATGAACTCCGACAAATTTATAAGATATGAAGTAGTCTACTTTCTTTTAGGCGTTATAGTCCGAAGAACTCTAGCTATGTATATCTTCCCAGTATATGGCATGGCCAATTACGAATCCTTTAAGGATATTTCGTTATTGTCTACGAAATTGCTTTGTGCGTATACAATCCTAAAGCCGCGTACTCGTAAGGAGGAAATTGACGAATTAGGTACCCCGCTGACATTTAACAAACTAGAAGAGGAGGTAAATAATGATTGAAATCCGCAAAACTGACAGTCTGGATTTAACACCAGAAGTTGATGATCAGCTTTCCCGAATGATGTCGAGAATAATCCATGGTGATGATTCTATTATCGAAGGTCCCCTTGCTAAAGTTCCTAATATTAAGGAGAAATTTCTTAAATGGTTCGAAGCGATGCAACTTAAGATGCCACTTCAGCATAATTTATTAGATGTTGAAAACTCTAACCAAGATAAATTTGGACCCAGATCTATTGCACTTCCTTGGTCAGACAGGATAGAAGGTACTGAAGCTTATTTCGAAGTCTCTGATGGAGAAATACCTGACTTACAGTTACCGCAAACCTCTACAGGCAGGTTAAGACCTTTAAGCCTTAAAATAGCTTCCGATTATATAAAACGAACTACCAACTCTGGATTGCCCTACATAGCAAAGAAAGGTAAAGTTTTAGACGAAGCTGTAGCTAACTTCCAACAACTATTAGACCGCATGGATCCTTGTATATTATTTACACGGACACAGGAACAGAAGAAGACAAGACCTGTTTGGGGTTTTCCGATCGCTGACACTCTTAATGAGATGATGTTTTATCGTCCACTACTTGAACACCAGAAGCAAAGTGGTTATAGAGCTGCAGTTATTGGTCCAGAAGCCGTTGATACAGGAGTTAGTAAACTGATGAAATTCGCATCAGAAAATAACTTGCAGTTAGTAAGCATTGATTTCTCCGCTTACGACACAAGTATTCGTCCTGAATTGAGCATGTTATGCTTTGACTATATAAAGTCACTTTATCAGACATCTTACCATGATAATCTCGATTACATTTTTGAGAGATTTGTGTCGATTGGATTAGTTACACCTGACGGTATTTATACTGGCGAGCATGGTGTACCCAGCGGTTCAACGTTCACGAATGAGATCGACTCTCTCGTTCAGTGGATAATCGCGATTAATTATCCTGGTGAGAAGCTTGTTGATTTTCAAATCCAAGGAGATGATGGACTTTACGCTGTTACAGATCCAGAGAAACTAATGGATTGGTTTACACAGTTTGGTTTGAAAGTTAACAAGGAAAAGTCGCTAATATCTGATGATACTGCTCAATACCTTCAATTGACATACAACCCGATGTATGAAGAATCAGGCGAATTTAAAGGGATTTATTCAGTAAGTAGAGCGTTTAATCGAATATGCTACCCTGAAAGATTCACGGATTTTACCAGAGATGATATTGATGGAAAGTCGTATTTTGCGATACGTGCTATCTCCATCTTAGAGAACTGTAAATATCATCCATGGTTCGAAGATTTCGTAAGATTTATCCTTGAGCAAGATAAATACAACTTGGAAATTAGTGAGCAGTCTTTAACCAACTATATAAAGTTAAGAGATAAGGAAGACGGCCGCGATATCAACTTTAACATCTATCAATACGGCGATTACGCCCGTGGTATTAAGAGCTTCGCTAGCTATGAATTAGTGCGAAAGATGATACAAAATTCCTTAAATACGAGAGTTCTCTCGGGGTAGTGCGGTTA